TACCCCTATAGATGGGCTAAGCCCCATTCCAATTTTGGAATGCCTTGAAAGAATTCGGTTAAAAATCGTCGAATTCGATCTCTAGATCTAGATCTATTTCACCTAGTTCTCGATCCACTAAATTGTCTTGTGACACATCTAAAGATGTCCCAAGAACTTCATTAGCATATTGGTTGAATCCGTCACCTAATTTCTCCCCTATTACTTGTAGATATTTACTATCTATTTCGTATTTCCTTAATGACCATGATCTATGAACAAGTAATGGTGTTATCTTATTGATGGTTTGAATTGCTTCATCATCAATCAGTTCGGGACCTCCCACGAACAAGGTCTCAATCGTATCTAGATTTTCATTAACCTTTTGAAGATCTTTATCAAGCATCTCTAATATATAATCTGTATAGAGACCACTTTCGCTTAGAATACCTGTTAAATCTTCTGTAGCTACATCTCTAAGAACTGGAAAAATAGTTCTTTTAACATAATCATAACTATATTCTAGATATAATTTTGATTCTTTGGGTATAGACTTAATAACTTCAGTCTCTATTTCTAATTCTTTGAATAGTGCAATATCACTAAACATTGCCTCTAACGCTGGGCCTATACCTGCTACGCCTAGATATTCTTCATTTTGATGATATGTTAACCCATATTTGTAAATTGACTTGTTAATTAGGTTTATAAAATTGAACCAAATCAATCTATTCCTTAGGTCTGTATCAACATCTAGATCTTTGTTTTCTTCACAAATATGATAAAAATCATTATTTGCTGCATTTGTAGTTAAGACTAGAGACAGTCCTCGCTTCTGCATATCTGTTAAATATGGAAATTTCGTATTAACAAGATTTACTACCTCTTGGATCTTGAATTGGTAGCCCGTTTTCTCATGTACCCACAGCAAGTACTTAAGATACTGTTCTGCAGAAGTATTAGCACTACTACTAGCAATATTGAAAGGTGTTGGAGTAAAGTACTCCCCATTGATTGATAAAACCTTTGCAAATTCTGCAGTGGTACTATTACGTTTCCCAAAGTTCATGTAACCCTTATCTTTGTTTACTTCAACATTTATCATTCTATTACATTCGATATATATGTCTGCAAATCGGCCTTCTTCATCGTTGTCCATTAATCTTACAGCACTATCATCTCCAACAATTCTATAGAGCTTTCTACCATCTGCTTTGACAATACCTTTCTCTTTGCAGTATCTATATAAGCTAAATAACATAACAAAGTGATTTAGTAATGCAAACATGCTAAAAGATGATAAATATCCTTGCGGCTGACCTACAACAAATTGATAGACTACCTTCTCTTTGTTTACTAAATAGAATGTGTTTCTTTCTCCGGATACCATATCTGCCCAAGCTCTAACAGCTGTATTTCTCGCTGCTAGATCATCCTTAAATACTCTTTTTAATAATATTCCGAGTACCAACTTTTGTGCAGATATTAACATTGTGTCTGTTGCCTTTGATTGGTCCATGCAATAAACTGCATGATCAACATCTTTTGAGGCCATCTTACAGAATAAGATACCTTCGTTTTGGTTAAATGTACAATCATTCTTGTACAATCTAAAGAATGCTGATACGATATTATGGTACCAACCCAATCTATCCTGTCTACTATTCTCTGCAATGTGGATTACACGTCTTGCAAGTTTCTTTTGTGATATAGATAATGACTTTCTATACTCATGCTTAACTCTTTTGGATTTAATAAATCCATATGCACCCGTAAAACCTATTAATTCATCTAATTTCTTGATTAATGGTCTATCCTTTATATAGTCTTCCTCAAATCCAGAGGCTATAAGTGCTGGTATAGTCATTTTACGACCTTTTCTTGACTTATAACTTGTCCCAGATGATTTGAAACTATAATTCGCATCTCTGTGCATATTGTAATACCTGAACTCATCACCATGTATTCTTTCAAATTTACTTAG